AGGCGCCGAAGCGCCTCCGGTCACGATCTTTCGTGATAGATTTTTATCTCCCTATGGGTGGTGACTTCCTAAGGAGCTCAAGATGTCAGGTAGACAGAGATATCATGTCTCCCAAGATCAATGGGAGGGTAGATACTGGAATAAGTACTACCCACTCAACGATGGTTGGCAGACACTCTCTGCAACTGACAAACTTGAGTCGTTTTGCGATGACGAGGTCGGAGATTTTGAGGAGGATAATCCTCTTGATCTTCGGCACGAAACCGTAAAACGCGGCCGCCTTAATGGGGTTTATCAGATTGGTAGTTATGTCTATCGGATAATGGATAATTATCCGATGACACACCAACCTGACCCCATGGCACCTAGCACAGTGTACGCTGAGCTTACTACTAGTGAGCTTAACGGTTATGCTATGCAGGTATTGGGCGTTACCAATCCTAGTACAGCGCACGTAAGTGTGCCTACTATGATTGGGGAGCTCAAGGACGTCCCTAGCTTGTTCAAAGCGTACGGAGAGAATCTCTTAGAGAATCTCGCTCGCTCTTACCTCGAATGGAGGTGGGCGATCGTACCTTTGGCCAAGAGTATCGAGGCGCTTTGCGAATTCCAGTCAGCGGTTTCTCATCGAATCCGTTGGTTGGAGCGCTTGCGCACCGGGAAGCCCCTCAAGAGGATGGCTAGTCTGGACTACGATAGTACGAGGTTGGCCAGTAGTAGAATGTGTTTACATTCTAATGGCTGCTTCGTCTATGGAACAAGGGATACTACCTACACCGAGAAGGTGTGGGGCAGTTGTCAGTGGATACTGGCACCTGACGCTGTACTACCCAGTGATAACGAGGAGTTGCGTAACTTAGCGCGACGCCTCGTTTTAGGGTGTACAACGTATGAATCCCTAAACACGGCCTGGGAGTTGTTACCCTGGTCGTGGTTCATCGATTGGTTCAGTACCGTTGGCGACACTATTAGTGCCGGTAACAACACTGTCCCGATTGAGTCCAGCCGGATCTGTATAATGCGTACCACGTCTTCTAGATCGCGGTATAGCATTGACAGTGTAGGAACTTCGCCGTGGATTACCGTCTGTGGTGATCCTAACGAATCCTGCGTCCGGAAACAGAGATATCCTATTGTCTCTGTTAGTCCTCTTGCGGTTACCACCTTGCCGTTCGTAGAACAACGGCAGTGGACGATCCTCTTAGCCTTGTCCGCTCTGTGGGGAAAAGGTGCTATCGTTCCCGAAATGGGGAGATAGGGCCTATAACCTTTCGGAGTGTACAAGGGCACTTGCCTAGTCGTGTTATAGGAAACACGGCGATAGGCGAGGAAGGAGATAAACTCCTATGGCTCTCGGAGGTACAACGTTCACTGTACCGCACAGCGGTGGAAACATCGTGTGCGCGAAAGTGAACCAGGATGGGTACTCGAGTGAGTACCGTTTCAGGGATGCGACCCATGAGGTCCGTGTTATGGTGCGGCATAGCCGTACCACAGCAAGGGCTGACCGGCCGTCGTATGACCGCCACAATGTCGAAATTGTGGAGACCATCTTCGAGTCCGGAGAGGTCGCTGAGTACCAGAGAAAGGCGTACTTCGTCATTGAGCAATTGCCCAGTGACTTGGACGTCGAGTTCATGGACGCATTGGCCGATTGGGCCATTGCAACCTCGAACGAAAATCTGGACGACCTGATGCAGTGGCAATCATAGTCGACTCGTTGTTGACTATGAGCAACTGTACCTGGTGTGTACTACCGTGAGCCGCGTGGGTCATTCGTGGACCCTCCTTTTACGGAGTGTACACCATGACTAAATGTCACGCGCGGGAGTTAGAGCAAGTGTTGGTACATCTTCTCGAAGATGCTGCCGACGCTTACCCGGCCCAGCAGAAGGAGTTTGCGAGAGATCGTGAGCGCCTCCTGCGTCTCGTTGAGTCGAGAGGTATCCACGCATTAGTTGTGGACCTCCCGAAGTTAGGCAAACACCTTGATCGGTGCTTGGCTAACGGCGAGTACAAGCTGTCGGGGTTACCGCTATCCAAGCGGTACTCTAACAGGGTGGTGATCCCGAAATTATTTCGGGGACTCCACTTACTCGTTTTTCACGAGACTGGAAGCCTTAAGGAGGACTACGATGTTGAAGCTGTTTACTTTCTTCGCCAACTGTATTATGTTGGTAAGAAAGCTGCTCTGGCATGTAGCCGTCGAGCGCTGCTCACAGAAGTTGAGCAGTTCTTTACGGTGGACAATGGACTTCCAAGCCCGGATGGGTTTTGGAATTCCGACTCGCCGAATGCGGAGGCTGTCAGGACGTATCGAGGATTTTCATCCTCGAAACGGTACCGACAGCGAATCGTAGACGGCGAGTTTGGGGACGATATGTCCCGTAATTTGTCCATCCTCCTCAGGAATCTCGACGCTGTGTCGAGACTTCTGACCTGCACTCTCGGACCTTATCGGTTCGAAGAATGGAGGTTTAGGCACGGTCCTGGAGCAGTGTCTGATGGCTCGGTATCCAAGGGACTCAACAAGTATAGTTGGGTCAATTGGTCGAACCGTCTAGACAACGCGTTCCCAATCGCATGTTGTGGTTTCCACAATTACGCGGCTTGGAGTAGACACGTACCTATTGGAAGCACCTATGAATCTTTGACGATAAGCTCGAATGAGCCCTCGTCGAAACTCGTAGATGTTCCAAAGACCATTACGAAGCCACGGCTTATCGCCTGTGAGCCTCGTGAGCATCAGTGGTGCCAACAAAACATTTGGCACTACTTTTGCGATCGAACTAAGGTTACTTGGATAAGTAAGTTTGTTCGCTTTCGTGATCAAACTCTTAACCAGGACCTTTGTCGATCCGGGTCGCTAGATGGCTCGCTCATAACAGTCGATCTTTCGGCTGCGTCTGATCGAGTCACGTGTCACTTTGTAGGACAGCTTTTTAGAGTCAATCCGGCTCTAGTGCTAGCCCTACAAGCTTCGCGTACCCGTAGTGTTCGTCAAGAGATGACAGATAAACTGCCATCTCTGCACGAACTGCGAAAATTCGCGACTATGGGAAGCTCCTGTACTTTTCCTGTCCAATCAATAGGTTTTCTTGCTATCGTGCTAGCCACAACTCTCACGGTGAGAGGATGGCCAGTTACGAAGCGGAATATCCTAAGATTGGTAGGACAGGTAGCCGTCTTTGGTGACGATTTAATTGCACCAAAGGAGTGCCGGGAGCTGTTGTATAGTGCCCTTGAAGTTTTAGATTTCAAGGTGAACACCGACAAGTCTTACGATTCCGGAAGGTTTCGTGAGTCTTGCGGTCTCGACGCCATGGGTGGTGTGAATGTTTCACCCGCTTATTGGCGTGCGCCATACAACGGCAAGCCTGATTCTCTAGCAAGTACAGTTGAAGTTGCGAACAACTTTCGGAAACGTTGGTTGCTTCGCACCTCAGCGTACATTGCGTCGTCCGCCCTAAAAGGTCGAATTCGACCTTGTAGGGTTGGGATGAGATCAGGAGTCTTTGGTCTAAAATCCTTTGCCAGTCCGCCTCCGCCGTTTAAAATTCGGTGGAATGCTGACCTACAGAGGATGGAAGCGAACGTATTGGTCCCTGTAGGGACAGTACGTATCGCACCGATCAAAGACGACACATCCTTGCTTCAGTATTTTACTGAAGCACCATCTCCCACAACTAAGTGGAAAGGTGGTGTGAGGATGCGTCCGCGGCTAAAACTAAAGTCGCGGTGGGTTCCATTGGCAGACATGGGATGCTCTTCCATGTGACCAAAGGAAAGAGGGGTGTCACCGGCTTCACCCCCACCTGAGAAGGTGGGGACGCCGGACGAACACTTCTG